ATGCAACTATAAAAAGTGAAACTGCTAATAGCTATGTCACATTGACAGAAGCTAATAGTTATTTTGAGACAGTTCCAGACTCAACGACTTGGGACAATAAAACAGACGATCAAAAAAATAGATCATTGATAGCTGCTACAAGATGGATTGATACTTTTGTATTTCAAGGTGATAGATGTGACGAAGATCAAGCGTTAAAATTTCCTAGGACAAATTATCAAGTAGATAGAGTTGAATTAAGTTGTTCTACTATTCCTTTAAATATTAAGTATGCACAGTATGAATTAGCTAGAGCTTTAGCAAACGATACCGATGCAATAACTGGTACAACTGGTAAAGATGGTAATTTTGAAGAGGTTGCTTTAGGTGAGCTTCGAGTTAAATACAATACTGCAAGTCAAGGAACTGGATCTGTCAATAATATTATGGATGTTTACCCTTGGCTGCAAAGTTACCTTGGAGCCTATATGCTTGGAGGAGCGGGTACTTTT